TTTGGGTCTGCTTTTGTATATGCGCCGACCGCGAGGAAACCCGCCATCTTAATCAGACCTTCGATTGACGCTGCCTTAAACGCATCCGCAAAATTGACAAGGACATTTTTTAATCCACTGAAATCAAAACCAAGGACATCAAGAATCTTACCACCGGCACCAAGTCCCAACATAAATGCAGCCATTGATGCACCGAACAAACCGGCATTTACAGCATCAAGTTTTGCAAGTCCACCTAGTGCAAGAAAACCTGCCATCTTGATCAGACCGAATGTATCAGCGGCAGCAAATGCATCGGCAACACCGACCAACATATGTTTCAAACCATTGAAGTCGATGCCCATCATTTTGACTAACGCACCACCAGCGGATATTGTACCAACAAATGCTACGATACCAGCAGCAAGACCAGCAAGACTAGCAACAGATCCTATTCCCTTACCGATGCCACCGGCTGCAGCCTCACCCACCATTCCCCTAAAGTCTTGGTTGCTCTTGGGGCCATCCATGACTCCACCGCTACCACTCTCTTCGCGAGCACTTTCTCGATCAACTCGACTCTGTCTCAGTGTTTCAGCGGTAATGACACTGATCATTTCCTCTTGTTTTTCGATTAAGTCTTTAAAACCTTGACGCTCAAGCGCGAAAGTTGCGAGATCAGTCTTATGCATGATCTGCAACTGTTCGTTAGTTTGCATCTGTTCTAATACTACGTCATCCAGAGTTATTGCCATTTTGTGCCTTCTCTCTTGCTTGTTTTTCTTCTTCTAATGCCTGAACCAATAGTATGGTATGAACCTCTCGTTCCCAAGGTATCATACCGTCCAACTCAGTCAAAGTGTAGTTGTGATGCCTCTGCAACAAAAAGTTAACTTTATAATAATTCGATAATTCTTCATGCGCGAGGCATATTAAAAAAAACTTTGCATCCCCTTAATTTCTATTGAACTCGATTTTTCACATGACTTACACACAAGTTCAAGGTCGTATTTCACTACCGGTGAATTTTCGAACCACGAAGTGATCAATCCGAACTGATCTTGAGTCATAGACTCTAAGAACGAAATGACACTCTCGTGAGATTCGTCCTCGATGTTAATTTTTTCTTCGTTATACATGACGGTCTTTAACCCACTCGCCACCAAGTTAAATCCAACCTCTTGTTGATCGTCAGACAGAACAATGTCTCGATAACTGGGGTGTTTCATTTCAACAGTCACTTCATCACTGATCTTGATCACTGTATCTTCTTGTGCTTGTGTGCAGACAACATCATTCAAGTCAATTTTGATTGGATTTGAAGCTTGACAATGCGGACAGTTAATACTAACATCCGTAGTCTCTCCGACCGACTTAGAACGCAATTGAATAAAGGCGTACTCAAGATCGTAGGTAGTCATCTTGTTAACATCGATACCCTCAATACAAGCATCAATCACATCATGAACAGCACTCATGATTTGATTCTGATCTTCTGTTTGTGCAGCCATCAACAAGACCTTTTCTTCTTTCACAAGGTATGGACGAAACCTAAGTTCTTGTCCGGTAGAAGGTAATGTCAGTGAATACTTCGGGGTATCGTTTAGTTTAGGTAATGCCATGATTTATCTCCATATTTAAATTCTTCGGCCGAGTTTTGCACCGATGACGCCTTTAACTGCGTCGTATATCTTTCCACCAAAATTCGCTTCGATGTTGTTTGTTTGACTAACACTGACATCAATGTTAGTGTTTGGATTTCGTGGTATCTGATAACCTTTCCATTTGCGATATGCAAATGAAATACTTATCTCACTTATTCCAGTTGCATCATTCGATAACGTTTCTTGGTTGAATGAGATCGGGAAGGCATCCATTATATGCCACGCATATCTAAGTGAAGCATTTTCTTTCACGTTTACAGTCGTACCTAGATTCACATTGATGACATCATTCCCAATTCGACCACTCGTTCCGAACAAGGTGCGAGATGATCCTCTATCCAATTGGAATATGCGAATGTCTCGTAAGTAGTCGTCGGGATAAGCGATTCTATAGTTGTTTTCCAAGTTTGTGTCGGTGTCCTGTACGATCGATTGTTGCCACGTTTCTATATAGTGTCGAGTTAGATGATCATTCATCACCATGAATGTCATACTGAGTTCAGCATTTTGATATCCATATGGTATCTTCAGCATATCAGTACCCAACTCGCGGTCAGTGGTTAACAGAGAACGCGATGGTAGAGTAATACTTTTAACAAAGAATTCTATTGCGATTCTCTGATTTATTGAACCACTCAATTGGGGCATGGAAACATAAAAGAGATTTGGGTTTGCATATCCACCACCCTCTCCGATTTTGGATTTGAAATCATCGATATTTGGAATCTTCATGAAATCATTCTCCTAGAATCCTTGTATGCTTGTGACTGTCCACCCTTCTGCCATTGTGCAGCAGGTAAGAAAGTTGCGATCTCCCATTCAGGTGGTGGTATGTATGACAGTTGACCTTCCACTTGACTTGTGAGATAATGTTTAAAACATGGTTTAAAATATCTCATTTTACTCGCACCTTTTAGATATTCGTATGACACACCAAACTTGGTGGACTCATCAAATTTCTTGTTGTTTGTTATGTCCATCAAATTGTCGAGAAACTTTGCACGAAGCGGTATCGGTAGATAATGCAGGTTCAGACCATAGAACCCACCCTTTGCAGGCCCTACTGCAATGATGACAGGAAATGAGTCCCAATAAGGAAGACTCTCTCGCAATTTCGCATCATAGAAAAACATATACATTGAACCGATGACCGACTTATTTCTCTTTTCGACCATCTCAGCATCCAACAACTCGCGGCGATTGACCTTTATGTTCTGTACACGTTTTCTAAACCATGCACGTGACTCCCGTGTGCGCGGTGTGATCCCCGCACGAAATGCCTCGAACTCTACTTTCTGGAATAGATTACTCACTTCGACTCTCCATCATTTGTGATGCTTTGTTCTCCCATATCATCGGAAATAAACCGTGAACCAACAACACAAATGCAACTCTCCACGCAAAGCGCAGATGTTGGAAGTATGATTCGTTGACTTCGTCTAAATGTTTCATGAATCTATTTAGTCTTTTTTCTCTTATATTTTGGCAGTGGTTTGAGTTTCTTCATGGGTTTCAACGTCGCACCGATCATTGACTTCAGGGGTTCGGTCTTCTCAGTCCAGATCTGAAACTCCCATCCACGGTCTTTTGCATACTCATTCGCTGCTTCCCATTTATTCATATTCTTGACGTATGTGTAACCTTCGGATATGTATCGTTTGGTTCGTCGTCCACCGGTAGGTGGTTTGGTCTGTGCTTCTGGTTTGATCTCAACCAGTATTGTTTTGTTTTCGAAAACAATCTTGAGATCCATAAAGTACCGGTGATACTTTTTATCGACCTCATATAGATATGGTATGACAACCTCTTCGCTGCTCCATTTTTTGACTTTGGGGTTTTCATCACACCATCGAAAACAATGGCGTTCCCACATCGAACGATAAATAATGTTCGTGGGATCACCCTCGTACTTGTCTTTATTCTTGGGTGTGAATTTGCCTTTATATGCCACAGTTTCCCTATAAATAGATTTACAGTAATTTACTTATTTAGAGTCGAACTATGTCACAAACGTATGGTGGAAACGCAAGGTTAGAACAGAGACGAAGAGCTGCAGAACGTGCCCGTCAACAACAAGCGGGTGCAGATCGACAACGTGAGGAAGATGTCGTACTTGCAGTTAGAACTGCGGAAGATCAAGGCGACGAATCGATAGAATCTCAAGGGTCTAATAACACCAGACCCACGAGAAAATATCAATACCCCTTGTCTGGATTAGATACAGCACCCGCTAGAATTATTTTCTCTACATACCACATTGAACCCTTCTTCGATTTAACAGGAATCAAAAATACTGAAGACAGAGACATCGGACTCGAACAGGCGCCAGAAGAAGCCGCTATTGAACGAGAAGACGACGAAGAGAGTGACGAAGACAAACCCTCAGACCTTGAAAGACTTGCAAAGTTTTCTGAAGAACAGTTATCGAACCTAAGAGAATTTGCGACATCATATAAGAGAACAGATAAGGGAACATTCCAAGGGTCTGTCACATTGCCCCTACAAAAAAATCTAAGATTTCAAGACGGTGTTTCTTATAATACTGCGGAACTTGGAATAATCGCTGCACTGTCTGAGGCGGATGGTGCGACACTTGAAGATGGTCGAGTTGCCGGTGCAGCAAAAGCACTGGGTTCTCAACTCGCAGTCAAAGCTGGAACCCTCGCAGTAGGTGGTCTCGCTGGTTTAGGTCTCGACAAATTACCAGGCCCCATAGGATCTGGTGCTGGTACTATTGCGGGTCTCGTGGGTGGTGCGAGTGTTGCAGACCAAACCGGTGCGCTTGCAACATTGGGAACACGTGTTAAATCTGCACCAAATGAGAGAACACAATTTGAGAAGGTTAATCTGAGAAGTTTTAATTTCCAATTCAAGATGATCGCACGGAATCGTGCAGAGAATATGCAGATCAAAAATATTGTGAATTTTTTCCGTGAAGAACTCTATCCCGAAGCAATTCTAATTGGTGACACACCTTTGGCATACGAGTTCCCTAATGTTTTTCAGATTGATATACGTAATTCGAGAGGTGGAGAACCTGCTCCTAAAATTCAACGATGTTATTTAGAATCCGTTGAGACAACCTATAACTCATCGGCCGTTGGTATGTATGAGGGTGAGGATTTTATGGAAGTAGAAATTTCACTTTCCTTTAAAGAGATTTCTGCTCTCGATAAGAGCAAGGTGCGGGATGGTAAATACTAATGTCTAATTATTTTCAAGAGTTTCCAAAAATTGCATATAGGTTCGGTGACAACACTGTACCGACTCTCTTTCAAAATTTATCGAAGTATTCGGATCTGATTGATCTGTATAGAGATGACGCTGGTACATACGTTGAATATGAGATCAGGGACGGAGAAAGACCGGACACCCTCGCTTACACGTTATACGGAACGAGTGAATACGAATTTACTTTCTTTCTCATGAACGAAGGCCTTCGTGAGACTGGTTGGCCGATGACAAGAGAACAAGTCTATGATCGTGCACAAAACGATATATTCAAAAATTACACCTGTAAACTTGACATTAGCACTGGTGATTCTGCACGTGAGTTTGCAGACATATATCCGGTAGGAACCAACGTGACTGTAACCGGTGGTTCAACAGGTGTAGTTATCAGAAAGAATCTTGATGTGGGTGAAATCACCATTTCTTCCGACAATAATATTACTGGTGGTACAACTCTCGCATATACACAACCAACAAGTGATCCTTTGACAATCGGAGCTCCACTTACAAACATTGTTTATGAATATGAGGGGACGCATCATTATGAAAACGATTCAGATGAATGGTTAGACAAATATTATGACGACGTGTCCGGTGCGACACTCAAGACCAATCTCGATTTTGTGCTCGACGAAAACGACGAAGCAAAGAAGATCGTCGTTATGAAAAAACAATATGTGACTCAGTTGGTCGGAGAACTTAGAAGGTTATTGTCCATACGATGAGTGCATCGAGTTTTAACATAGTCAAAGCGGAGATCTACCTCGCCAGTTCTGGTAAGAGGACTTCGGTTGTTGACGTTGCGAAGAACATCATTGAGTTGGTATTCTTTGAGAGCTTGGCGAAACCCTTTGTTGATGCTAGACTTGTATTACTCGATGATTTTGGATTCCGTAACGATCTTTCGATTCAAGGCACCGAAAGAATATTCATTAGTATTAGCGCCGGTGCTGGCGAACTGCCGTCAATCAATAAGACATTTTTCTTTTCAAAAATAAATGATGTTGTGAAGAATAATGAAAGAAGTGAAGTCGTTTCAATTGATCTGATTGAAGAACACGTTTACATAAACGCAATGAAGTCAATCAGTCGTTCATATTCTGAGACGTTGGACAACATGGTCGTAGATATCGCTGATCGTGACTTAGGTGCCAAAATCATTAAGACATCGTACTTTGATAATACCGCTCAAGGAGAGAGAAAGATTATCATCCCTTACCTGAGTCCACTAGAAGCAATGCAGTGGATTGGTGCACGAATGACAACCAAGACTGGTGCACCCATTTACGTGCATGGTGATCTGTTCAGTAATTCTTTGTATATGTCTGGACTCGATAAACTTATGGGTGAGGATGTCGTAAATCAAAAACTTCCTTTACGATATAACGATGCCGCAAGTAGTGGTAATGACATACACGAGATTGAGAAAACATATACACAGATTCAAGAGTTCAAAGAACTTGACGCAGAAGACTCTCTCGCTCTTTACGAAGAAGGCGCGATTGGTTCTTACTATGCTAACATCGATGCAGGTACCGGTCAAGTGTTTGGAACTCATATCACGGTTCGTGACATATTGGATGATTTCTATACGAACGGATTGATTGATCGGAACACAACACAGTCTATTTTTGACCCATCGTTGTTCATCGATGGCAGACCCTCAGATGAGTTCGATGCAGTACACATTCACCAGATAACATCATCGAAGACGTACAACCAGTTTAAGAGTTATCACGACGAAACACCACAGATAGAAGGTGACACAGTATACGAGTCTCGACTCAAAATCAAAAATAAAGTGATTCGACAGATCATGAGAAAGAACACGATTGACATACAGATGGATGGAGCGTTGTTTTTAGAAAAGAAAATATCAGTCAGTCGAAAAATGCGAGTGTTATTTTTGAGTGCCAACACACAACAGAATTTGAGTAGACCAGAGAAAAATATTGATTCCAGAAAATCAGGTGATTATTTGATTACAAATACATCGCATCGTATGATGGACGAAACTCATACAGTAATTTTGCGAATGGTTAAACTGGGAGATTTACCGAGCGACTTTAGTTTATGAACGTTTTAAGACCCATACAGAAAGAGTTTTATGGTGACGACCACCGGTGGTTTTTTGGTACAGTCATTAACGCACAACCGCCCGCAGGATTGGAAGGTCGTGTTAAGGTGCGTATCAATGGCGTGCATAGTCCAAACACTCAGGACATTCCTGAAAAGGATTTACCGTGGGCACAAGTTTTAATACCATCAACCGAAGGTGGTATTAGTGGGTATGGTCGTATACCTCAAATACTTGCTGGTTCTTTTGTATTTGGTGTCTTCTTGGACGGCACATCTTCACAGATCCCTTTGGTTCTTGGTTCTTTACCACGTGTTGAGTTTCCATCGATTATTCAACAATCGAGAATTGGTCTCACCGAAACCACAACTCGATTACAGAATTCCGTGACTGAAAGATTATTGAATGATGATCTGCAATCGACATCTATTCAGTTACGACGACAACAGTCAATGAAGTTTTTTCTTGACAATGGGTATGACCTTATTCATGCCGCTGCGATCACCGGTGGACTACAAGGTGCTTCTAAATTTCAGACATACGGTAATACCGGAAAGTCTGCCGAAGAAGTCAGACAAGAAGCGATCGCAAACGCACAATCGATTCTCGATCTAAGAGGTATTGGATCATTAACTGCTACCGAAGGAACAACGTCAGGTATCGCAGGTTGGGATCGATCGACATCTACCGGTAGTCGATTCAATGGTCTATTGGCCTTTGCACAAAACTTCCAACCCACCGGTGATTGGAGACTGTATTCAATTCAGTTACAGTACGTTCTATTTGAACT